GATATACTTGGGTCAAAGGAATGAAATTCTTTCATTCTTCATAAACGATTGCCATCTCTGACTTCAGATTCTAAACCTGAAGATTTAAACCGTCGTAAGAGTACGACGGCACCCAACGCTGAACTAGGCGGTGTTGAAACCGTCTAGCGGTTCTTTCTAAGTGGTCCTTATCACGTCCCAATAGGGGCGTTGTTAGGCACTTAAGAAGAGCGGCATTTCCGTCGAGCTTATCCCGGGATTTCACCGGTTTAAGCGCAAAAGTTCTAGTCAAGAACTGATGCGTGCGTGTACACCACTTATGTGGCTGTACCGCTTCTAGACGTGTGTGCCACCCTAGTGAACCACTCTGCGAAGATACCAGAGGTAAAGTTCTTCCTAAGAACTTTTCAACTGTTTCTTTCAGATAGTTGCTCGCCGAGTAAAGCCCTTGCATCCACATGTGGTTGCTAAGGCTAACAAGATGAGCACAAACACTAGGACTTTCAGCGATGTTGTGCGGCCAGTGTCTAATGTAAAGAGGAGTTATATCAACCCCTCTAAACGCTTCGACACCACAGCTTTCTCGGAAGTTGCCTTCAAGAAAACTCTTCTTGACGTTGACTTTTAGGCCCACATCATGAAGCCACTTTACCACCTGGTGTGCGTGGTCAGAGTGCACGATAATATCATCACCGTACACCCGAATCAAGCGTGAGGCGCGCTCTACTCTCCGGTAATTTGGTTTAGTACCCAAATTATCCATAATAGCTGCGATGCATACTACCGCAAAGCAGATACTCTGGACCGGAAAAGTAGTAGCGTTACCCATTCCCGCAAATTTCCCAAGAAGTACATCGGGCTCATTCGAGCCTCCTGTATGAATCCAGGGAGAACGGCTATCCATCATCCACTCTAAGAAATTAGGGTGGTGTCTGAAAACAGACTTCACCAGTCTCTGACTGAGGAGGTCCGAAGCAGATTTAAGATCGATGGTAGCCCATTTGCGAGATAGGGATCCTTCCAAAGCAAGCTTTTGATTCAAGCTTTGGTCGGAAAGAGCTAGACAATTACGTAAGATACCACACTCGGTCATTGATTCCCGAAGAATGGTATTAAGCCCCTGCTGCAAATATTGCCGCAGAAAAGGCTCAATCGTAATCGTCCGCCTTGAAGTAGAATTTTTCAAGACGGAAATAAGTCTAGCTGATGCCCCACGATGCCTAGCTGAGTGATCTGGATCGAGTCGTTCCTCCCGTCTCCGGGTTGAACGCTGTGATCCTCTAACGGCCGAAGAATCGAGTTGACTACTGGATTCTCCGTCGCGTTGCTCAGCCGGTGGCACAGGAGTGTCTTGAGTGATTCGGTAACTTCTGCTAACTTCGGGTGAGCCCGAACCGGTATCTCTTGTCCTTCGTAGAACATGAGACCGCCGTGGGTCACCTCCGCATAATCCACCCGCCGTGAGGCGCGTGTGATCGTGTGGAAAATAGAAGTTAGTTGTTCCGAACCATTCAGGAACGTGAGCGAAATCTCTAAGCTCACTGTACAGAGCAGCCCATTTCTGGTTGCCCTTATACGACTCCTGTACTGCACCTGGCCCATGTCGATAGATATTTTCATCTTCTGGATCCTTATGATTAAGGGTTAGGAGTATGGATCTACCGACAAGACCAATGAGATGGTCCTGCCGGTCTGTTATAGTAACAGATTCGGCAGTTTCATCACACTGGAAAAACTCGTTTACAGCCTTATTATGAAGAGTTTCTTCATCGTCAGAGCTCATACGAGTTTTCTTAAAGAGTCTCAGAAGCGTGTGAACGTCCCTGAGGATCCCATATTCTATGGGCTCTTTAAGTTGGCCAGTTTTAGAGTCAAAGATTTCACTGAGCATACCTTGTAAAAATACAGGGATTGCTCCCCCTCGGATCTTCTTAAATCCGATCGGGCAGGTGAACCGACCTTTAGATAAGCCTTCTAAAAGGGCATCATCTAAAGCCGGTAAGGCGCGGGTTAGGAACCCATCGCCTTCATGCTTGACTCTATGCTTGATCGAAATGAGATCTCGATCAAGGCCTTTCACACCAGGATTCAGCCTCTTGAAATCTTCCAAGAGACTGTCTAGGAGAGCTATCGGACTTTTCATCGCTTGCTCCTTTGGAGTTAAGTGATTCCGAGTCCTACGCCTATCCGAAAGTGCTTAGCTCAATTGCTAGGCACCGATAACGCTGGCGGATCCCGTTTAAAGGATCCGTTGCTATCCGTCGACAGCGAGAGCTGGTGCGTACAACCAGAAGTGGCGAGCATAAAGCCCACCATTCCAATTGTAAGCACAAGACGGAAAGTCCATGCTAGAGCAAGTTCAAGCGTG